GACGAATGCCGGACTTGGATATTCATTTGCTCCCACGATCTCCATTGCTGCCCCAACCGGAGGATCAAACACCGGAAACTTCTTGTTTAATGAAGTAGTTACTGGATCTACAACTGGAGTGACTGCAAGAGTTAGATCTTGGAATTCTACGACAAATGTTCTCGAAGTTGCTTCTGTATCTGGATCGTTTGCTGCTGGAGAGACCTTGACTGGTACAAATTCTGGAGCAACAAGAACTCTGAGGGTCATTGATAAGACAATTGACAACGATCCATATGCAGATAATTTTGACATAGAAACCGAGGCAGATGCTATTCTGGACTTCACTGAGCAGAACCCATTTGGAATGCCCTAAATAATTTTATTGCTGATCAGTAAACCAAGTTAATCATGTTTGAATACTTTTACAACGAGATTCTGAGGAGGACCATTATTGGTTTTGGAACTCTATTTAATTCAATGGAGATCCGACAAGACGATTCTGTTGTAAGAGTTCCTCTGGCATATGGTCCTACTCAAAAGTTTTTAGCTAGAATTGAGCAGTCACCAGACCTCAATAAACCTATGGCAATTACTTTGCCAAGGATGTCTTTTGAGTTTACTGGATTAACATATGATCCTAGCAGAAAAGTAACTACAACTCAGACATTTACTGCAAAGGATAAGACTGATGGTACTGAGACCAAGAGGTCTTACATGCCAGTTCCATACAATATGCAATTTGAGTTGTCAATCTTTTGTAAACTAAACGATGATGCTCTACAGATTGTTGAGCAGATCTTACCTTATTTCCAACCAGCATATAATCTTTCGATAGAACTTGTCGATCAGATTAAAGAAAAAAGAGATGTTCCCATTGTGTTGGAAGGCATCACACTCCAGGATGATTATGAGGGAGATTTTAGTACAAGAAGAGTTTTATATTATACTTTAAGATTTACTGCAAAAACATATCTGTTTGGACCTACCAAGTCTGCATCCAAGGATATCATCAAGAGATCCACTGTCAGTTATCTTACTGGAACGGATACTACAAATACAAGAAGAGAGGTTACTTACTCTGCTACTGCAAGAGCACTCAAATCTTACACGGACAATGTTGTCACTACACTGGCAGCAGATATTAGTGCAACAGCAAAAACCTTTGAGGTTGCAGATGCTTCTGGAATCAAAGCAGACAAGTACATCTTCATCGGAGATGAGGAACTATTTGTTAGATCCAAGACTGGAAATAAAATTACTGTTGATAGAGGAAGAGATAATACAAAAGCAGAGAAGCATGTTGCAGGGGCAGAAGTCAAAGGAATTGATTATACGGAGGCAGCACCTGCACCAACCTTTGGTCCAATCGGCGCTGATAGTGCTCTGATCGAAGATGGTGATAACTTTGGATTTGATGGTGGATTCTTATGAGTAGCAAATTTGGCGATCTTAACGATACTTTCAATGTCGCTGACGATGTTGTTGAAACAGAGATTGTCAAAAAATCTCCTGATAAGATAGCAAAACCAACATCTGATGATGTTAGAAAAGATTATGACTACACTAGAGGAAATCTGTATAGTATAATTGAAAAAGGTCAAGAGGCAATCAATGGTATTCTTGAACTTGCTCAAGAAAGTGAAATGCCAAGAGCATATGAGGTTGCAGGGCAATTAATTAAGAACGTTGCTGATGCTACTGATAAATTAATGGACCTTCAAAAGAAACTGAAAGATGTTGAGGAAGAAAAACAGAAGGGACCATCCACAGTCAATAATGCACTCTTTGTTGGATCAACTGCCGACTTAGCAAAAATGCTCAAGAACGGATTAAAAGAGGACAATAAATAATAAAATACAGGAGATATATTAAAAGTGGCATTAAAGAAGCCTGCAGACTTTTTTGGAAATACTAAGAAGACCCCTCTTGATGAAGTTAAAGAGGAATATACTGCTGCGTCTCCACAAAAGATAGAACAGGTTTCAGAAGCGTTTGATGCTTTTAAAACAAACTTAAATCATATTCAATCGTTATCTGACTTCACTTCTACCTTTGATAGTTTTAAAGAAAACTTAGAAAAAGTAGAGAACGTATCTGTAGAAGTTGGCACTATAAAAGAAGATATAAAAAATCTAATTAAGCAAGAAGATTTGGATAGTGCCATGATGGCACAACTTCTTTTTGTAGAACAATCAATATCAAAGATTGAGTCAAAGATATCTTCTATCAATGGAGAGACAGTTGATAAAATTAAAGATGATTTTAGTGGATTATCTACTGCTGTTGAGGGATTCCTCAGCATTGATGTACCAAAGTATAAAAAATTAATTTCAGAGTCTGAAGTTAGAGTTGATGAAAGATTTGGTGACTTTAAAGAGCAAGTAGAAGAAAACTTAGATACAATTAAAGCAGATGTCAACAAGGAAGTTACAACTGCTCTGTCAGAGGTTGAGTCTCTCAATCAGAATACAATTGATATTGTCAGGGAAGAGTTTAAAGAAACTGCTAAGGATCTCAACAAAAATGTAAGTAACTTAGTAGAAGAAGAATTTCCTAAGTATAAAAAGTTTTTTGCCGAAACAGAGTTAAAAACAGAAGAGACTATCAAGAATGCGATAGATTCTTATAAAGAAACTATTGAAAGTCTCAATGCAAAAGTAAAGGTATTTACAGAGACTGAGATACCCAAGTACAATAATCTTTTAATTGAAACTAAACTCAAGTCTGAGCAAGAAGTAAAAGATTTAGAGAAAGAGGTTCTTTCTAGAGTCAATAATCTGACAGAAAAAGTTCAGTCTATTTCTGAAGGTATTCCCGAAAAAACCTCAGAGAAAATACAAGAACTTCAGACAGTAATCGATGAATATAAAGGTGAGATTGATTCGATTTCTAAAACATATCAAAATCTCTATAAAGATTTTAAGAATAGAGAAATTAGCGAAAACGAAAAATTAGAAAGTTACTCTAAAGATATTGAAAAATATTATAAAAGATTTAATTTTCTGGAAGAAACTGTAAACGAAGATCTAAGGGAAATTCAGACAGTTTTAATTGAATCAAATGAAACTTATCATGCTAGTCTTAAAACAGAAGTAGGTAAGTTTAGAAATAAAATTTCTGAGCAGATGAAAGGTCTTGAGATGGACCTTACTGTTAATGAGAAGCATATCAAAAAGCAGAATGAACACATTGAGAACATTCAGGAAGAAATTAAAGAGGTTCTTGAGAGACTTCAGTTAGACAAGTTAGAAGAAAAGAACAAAGAGTTAGTTGAAAAAATTAATTATCTCGAAGAGACTATCTCAGAGATAAACGAAAAGAAACTTTTAACTGAGGACAATCCAACTCTACCCGGAGATCCATCAACAAATAATTCTTCAGATCCATTAACTCCTCTGGATCAGAAATTTGTAACCTTAGATCAATTACAAAATCATTACAGAACATTCATCAATAGAGTTCAGCAACAAATTGCTACTATTGGTGGCGGTGGTGCTGGGGTCATGCATGACCTTGATGATGTCACCTTTGATCGAACAACTGGTCAAGGACAACTTCTTATTTACAATGGTGCTAAATGGGTTGGTATTGCCAGTACAGCAGTCGGTGGTGGAGATGTAGATGAATTAGCAGAAAACTGCACAGGAACTAATTTAACTCTTACCGGCAATTTAAGTGTTACTGGTGACATCACATATGACGAAGCAAATGCTAGAAACTGGAATGTATCTGGTATTGCAACAGTTGGCACTGCGTTTTATATGCCGCAATACACAACAACAGATAGAGATGCGGCAACATTTAATGAAGGTGCGATGATTTATAACACCACAACGAAAAAAGTAGAGTTCTATAACGGCACTTCTTGGATTGCACTGCCTGGTATGTCGCTTGGACTTACTGTAGCACTTGATGGTTGATAAATAATAAAGAATATCCACTCAGTTGAATGTCTAAGAGCGGTAAATGTAAAGCAGGATATTATTACTGCTACACTGACAAAGTATGTAAACCCATTTCTAAGGGGATGAGGGTGACTGCAAGATTTTCTGGTAATGGAAAAGAACCAGAAGAAGTCGGTATCGATAAACCTCTCAATGGTAATGGAAACGGTGGTAATGGAAACGGTGGAAATGGCGGTAATGGCGGAGGGATGAGTGAGTCGAAAAGTGGTGATTCTTCTCTGCGTGACTGGTTTAGCAAGAGTAAGTCTTCTGATGGGAAGCCTGGTTGGGTTCAATTGGGTGGGAAGTACGCTGGGAAACCATGCGCCAGACAACCAGGACAAACCACAAAACCAAAGTGTGGTTCATCCAAAATGAAACGTAATCTCTCTAAGGATGAAGAAGAGAGAGCATTCCGTCGTAAGAATCGCAAAGATCCAAATCCAGATAGAAAAGGGAAGGCAATCAACGTGAAGACCGAAGAAACTATTCTGGAAAAAGAAATGCGCGATAAAAAAGGTAATGATAAATTTGATCGTTATAAGCGCATGGTTCGCCACAAGCAAGATAAGTATGGAGTCTCCACACTTAAACAGCGTGTTATGCATGGTGGTGTAGATCACAACATCGACAATGAAAGAAAGGCAAAAGGTATGAAAGAAGAATTTACAACCTTACCTCTCCATGTTGAGGTTCCAACTAACATCAAAGAATTCAATCTTGGATTGATGTTCCGTGAAAGTTTAGATAAGAATAGCGGAATGCTTTTTGTATTTGAGGAAGTTGCTCAGCAATCTTTCCACATGAAAGATACCATGATTCCTCTTGACATTGCTTTCATCAGAGAAGATGGTATAATCGAAAGTATTAAGCAGTTAGAACCAAACGTTGAAACTCCAGTCGAATCTGATGGAGAAATCCTCTGTGCAATAGAAGTAAATCGTGGATGGTTTGCTGAGAATAATGTAGAAGTAGGTGATGAGATTGATATTGATCTTGAAGAAGGTAAGAAAGACGCTTGCTATCACAAAGTCAAGTCCCGTTACTCAGTATGGCCTTCTGCTTATGCATCTGGAGCACTGGTCAAGTGCCGTAAAGTAGGTGCTAAGAACTGGGGTAATAAGACTAAGAAAGAAGAGTTCTCCAACTGGAGATCTGAATATAAACCAACTGATTATGAGTTTACTGACCTCATAACACCAGATCCACTCAAACCAACAGAGGGTCTTGGATCTAAATTACTTGGCGAAGCAGGTAAAAAGTGCTGGAAGGGTTACAAGAAAGCAGGAACTCAGAAACTGTTCGGTAAAACTTACAATCGCTGCGTGAAAGCAGGTGATGAAGTCATCCATGATGGTGAGCAGATTGATGAAAAGAAAGGATGTAACGGCACCAGTAAAGGTGAAGAGTGCCCCGTACATGGAACTTCTGAGTGTGGTCCCAAGTTTAAAGGTGGTGATGGCGGAAAGATGGGTCCAGATAAAAATTATGTAAAACCCATGGGAGAGGAAGTAAGCGAAGCAGTAAGAATTCCCTCCAAGACTGGAAATATTATTCTTGTAGGATTCTCCTGGAGAGGTAAATTCTTCATGATTAGAATGTTCTTCCCATCCGTCAAAGTTCCTGGAAGAAATGAAGTACAGGATCAACTTGATAAAGTATATCCTGGTTCTAAAGTAAGGAATTATGAAGTTTCTGATTATGTTCCAGGAAATCCCCTCCTACATACGGAAGACTGGCAAAAAAAGTCAGGTAAGAATCCAGAAGGAGGTTTGAATGAAAAAGGTAGGAAGTCGTATGAACGAGAAAACCCAGGAAGCGATCTTAAGAGACCTTCAAAGAAAGTTGGGAACCCTCGTAGAAAGAGCTTTTGTGCGAGAATGAAAGGAATGAAGAAGAAGTTGACTTCTTCTAAGACTGCAAACGATCCCGATAGCAGAATCAATAAATCATTAAGAGCCTGGAATTGCTGATAACCTATGTCTGATAATGTATACCTTGGCAATCCTAATCTAAAAAAAGCAAACACGGCGATTGAGTTTACACAAGAGCAAATCTTAGAATTTGTTAAGTGTAAAGAAGATCCCGTGTATTTTGCTAATAACTACATTAAGATTGTTTCTCTGGATGAAGGACTTACCCAGTTTCATCCATATCATTTCCAAGAGAAGTTAATCAATAACTTTCATGAGAAC